TTGTTGAAGTGTGTTCGGTAGTACACAAATACAATAAATTGCTGTTGATCACTACCTGATTAACAAGGTAAAGTTGTGCAGTTTGCCAAGGTACAGCTAATTCTTGGCTATTTGTAAAATGTCCCAATACTCTGTTGTAACCCATATTTTATCCTTGATTGTTTTCTACAATTTGACTGTCGATTATTTGAAAATTAGGACGCAATACTGAAACCCATACTCCGTCGATAAAAGCTAAAGTATAGTATTCGGTTTGGTCAGGAAGAACTCCACCCACTGAATTTTCAGGCTGTTCTTCAGCTTCTACTGTTTCTACATATAAAAATGTTTGCGCATCGTATTTATGGTATTGCATATTTCCTCATGTTTTAATGATGTAATTGACGTAAACGTTTCGTGGACGAGTTTCTGTTCCACCGGTAGGCGCTGTGTTCACAAAGTTTGCTCCAGACCTATTAGTACCAGAATCAGCATTTTGTAAACCACCATCTGTTCCAGATACGTTATGAATATGGGATTTAAAATCATCAATTTGTCTGGTTCCAATTCCGGTAGTGTTTCCACCTACCGCTGCTTGAAGTCTAGTTGATAAATCAGGATCTTCCCATTGCACTATTATTGCGCTGTTAACTCCGGATAATGTGATTCTAGTTCCCAACATTGCATTTCCATAAGTAGAAGCAAAAGCCAAAGTATTTGCATTCACAACAATCGCAAAATAATCCGTAGAAGTGGCTAATCCACTTAACGTCCCAGAAGATAGCCTTACCCTCATTCCGGTTCTAATTATTCCATGATTTGTAAATGTTGCTTGGTTTGATGTTGCAGTTCCCGTACCTGTTACTGAAATATTTGATCCAGCACCACGCAAAAACGTATATCTATAATCAGGAAGATTAAAGGTATTTACTCCATCACCATTACCGTATGAAGTACTAATTGCAGAAAAAAGTGCGCTATATGTAGTACGGGATACGGCAGATCCATCACACAGTAAATACCCATCGGGAGCGGTAGATCCAGCATATGGAAATGTTACTCCAGATGGAACAAGAATTCCGGGACTAACCGTTTGAATATTCGTAGTGGTTGCTTGTGTACTTAAGAATCCCATATTATGTTTTTATTATGTAATTGACGTAAACGTTAATTGGATTGGCCTGAAAACCGCCTGATGGACTTGATGTTACAAGACCGCCACCCACTTCCGTTCTAGCATTACTGGCTGCGGCATTGGTAGGTCCAACTACAGCAACTGTATGAGTATGCGATAAGTTTTGATCTTCCTGTCTTGTACCTACTCCCGTTAATATACCGCTATTGGATAGTGCATATCTTGTTGAAATATCAGGGTCTTCATATTGAAAAACAGAAGAAGTGATAGTAGTGCCTGTAAGATTTATTCTAGTATTATTTATAGCATCTGAATAAGTATCGGCAACAGCTATTGTATTATTATTAACAATAATAGCGTAATACGAACGAGTGGTCAATAAAGGAGCCGGAGTAGTTCCTCCGGAAGTAAATCTAATTCTCATTCCGGTTCTGTTAATGTTGTGATTTGAAGTAAATGTAATAGTTTCTGCAGTAGTGTTTACAGAAGCTCCTTGTGCAAAAATATTAAATTTTGTTATCGAAGCGTTATAACTTGTTCCGGAAGGACCGCCTAAATTTATTCTCGTATTTGATATATAATTTGCGTATGTAGTATGAAAGGCTAAAGTATTAGCAGTAACAGCTGTAACGTAATATTCTGGTCCTATTGCAAGATTATTTAAAGCCCCTGTAAATAATTTTATAGGAGTACCGCTAACTAGCCCGTGACCGTTAAAAGTTGCTTCAGTTGCATTCGCAGCCAAAGTTCCATTACCATTTATTAAATTGTATTGGATGCCGCTTGAGCCACGAAGAAATTGAAAACGAAAATCAGGAAGATTGAATGTACTAAAGCTATCTCCCACGCCATATAAAGTTCCGATAGCAGCAAACAATGCGTTATATGTGGTGCGGTTAACTTCACTTCCATCGCAAAGCAAATATCCGGAAGGAGGATTAATTCCCGCAAAGGGGTATACTGTTCCGGGAGGATTGATAGCTTGTAGACTCAAGAAACCCATTTCTTATCCTTATATCAAGAAATAATTAGTGCCATCGCTCACCAACATCAGACTGTCATATTGGAAAGCTAGTGTTTTTGTTGCTGTTCCGTCAATAGTACCGCTTACTGGAGAAATAATTACTCCATTCAAGCTACTATCGGTCTTCTTAATATTAAATACTTTTCCTCTGTTAGTGGCAGCTGTTGGGATGGTAATGGTCACAACTCCCCCAGATGCGCTTACTAAAGCAACACTGTTCGCATTAGTCATTGTAGAGTTTGAATTATACGTTTGAACATCGGTGTAAAGTCCTTCAAGCACAGAAGAAGTAATCTTTACTGCAGTAGAACTTCCTGCTCCGTTGATTGCTGCTGCAGTGGCACTTGTTGCAATACCAACAGGAATAATCCACTGATTGGCTGCTTGCGGAGCAGTGACTTGTATTGCACCAGCTGTCAAAACGCTTGCATATACAGGCTTACCTATTGTGAGTCCCGAAAGACCGGATATTGCTCCAATAGTTTGTACTCTTATTGCATTTCCAGAAGTAGCAGCATTTACTGCAAATCCCAAAAATTCTACACGATCATCGTTTGTTGGATCTAAAAGATATACTCGTCCTGCAGCTCTTCCAGAATCAGTGCCTGTTCCGTTTGAAACGTATACTGCTTGTCCTGCTGTGATGGTTTCTCCGGCTACCAAGTTAACTGAAGCATTGCCTCCAGCTCCTGTACCGCCTACTACCATCCATCGAGAATTTGCATTGCTATATGCAAGCATTATAGATGCGTTATTTTCTAATGTTAAAAACGAGCCAGTACCTGTAATAATACGATTGGAAGCGGTGGCTCCTGTATCGTTGTTGATATCAATAGAGTTACCTTTTCTATTAGTAAGTACTAAGAAAGAACTATCTCCATTGTTTACTATCATATCGATGCTAGTAGAACCTGAGTTAATGAGTGAAAGATATGGTGAAGTAGGTGCAGATAAAGTTACATTTGGTCCGGTAGTTGCATCGGTTGCTTCGTTTACAAGCAATGGACCTACAGTTTTAACTCCTGTTGGACCAGTAAGTGTTAATACTGTAGATGCTAAAAGTCCTAGAGTTCCAGTAGAGGATACGGAAATATTTGTACCAGTAACTGCTGTTCCGTTAATGGTAAGTCCTTCTAAAGTTACTACTCCACTTCCAGAAGCTTGGATGGATAAATCTCCAGTGCCTTGGGATTGTAATGATAAATTACCATTCCCTTGAGCTTGCACAGTCAAGTTTTGACCAGAGGCAGATTGCAGTACTAAAGGACCGCCGACCTTCCCTGTGATAGTATCCGCAGTAGGTGTATTTAATACGGCAGAATTGAGGGTTTTATTTGTCAATGTATCTGTAGTATCCCGAGCTACTAGGACATCTGTTGCATCGGGTAACGTTAATGTTCGATTTAGTGTTTGAGAAGATAAAAGCGTGGTAGTGGTAGCAGTACTTCCTGCTGCGTTAAACTTTATCTTTATTGTTGTATCGGTGCTATCAACAATTGATGTTGTAGTATCGTCTAAATCTTTGTTTAATACTCTTAATGTACCTTGCGCTGCATGAGCTACGGTAAGAATTTGCGAAGAAGACGTGCCGTTATGAAAATTTAAAGTGTTTGTAGTATTGAGAACTTCAACATCTCCCAATACTGCGTTATCGGAAGAACTTTTAGGTATTACTCCAATCCCTTTTATGAAATTTTTATATGATGTAGCCATTTATTTCTCCGATTAATTTGATACCGCTAATGTTCTTGCGGAAAATGAAATAGTACTATTTGCAGTATCATATGTTCCACCGATATTCTCAGGTGTTACTTCTAATGAATTTCCACTCATATTAAAGGTCAAATATGATGTACCATCCGGTTTTTTATCTCCGGAAAATTCGTGTTGCAAGGTCCATTGACCAACAGTTTCGTTAAACACCACACTAACTACACCTATTTCTTCTTTAGATGTAACAGGACTAGATGCTACCCGATATGTTGCGTAGTTTAATATAATTGCTCGTACTTCAGCACTAGGAAACGAACCGAGTGAGATAGCAGTAGTTTCAGGAATTAAAATTACTTGAGGCGCAAGGTCATAAGGCAACCCTACTTGTAATAATTTATCCTGTACTGCTATTGCAAAATCTACAACGGCTTCAGACCAATTAGCATCAGTACCGCTAGTGGGGAAATTAATTACTGTGTCGCCGATAGTAATTTTTACTGACATTATTCTTCCTTCTTATCCGTATCTATTCCAATTTTTTTGTTAAGTGTATAAATGCCACCTAAAGCTGCGATGGACGATGCGTAATCTATTCCGGTAAATTCGGACATTTTAACTTCGCCTATTTGCACTCCGGATAATAATAATTTTACATTTACTATTAATATTCCGATGATAAACGCCGTGAGTATGTAAGAAGGTCTACCCGTTTTTACGTTTTTAATGACGAGTTTGGACATTATTGCATCTAACATACCTATTCTTCTATAGTTGTTAAAATTCAATAATATATGTTTTAATATTTACTAACTGTTTGTTTTTATTACAAATTGGGTTTATACCAGCAATGTGGCCTATATCCCCATTTATCGCCTTTTTCTTCGGCGCAAGACCCCACAATCGGGCTATCATTGCTGAACGGTTCCAAAAAAGAAGCATTGCATATAGCTCCAGCAAAATATGTATCCATCCGACATTGAGCCTTCGGGTGTCCATCGTAGCTTTTAGTTACTTCTGATTTATCTGGCGTATCAAAATCGATAATTTTCGGATTATCAGTAAGAGAATTAAGGATGTTAGCAAGCTTTCCTCCCAATACGGAAATTTTCATACAGTTATTTATGTCTTGTTGAGTCTTATGCAAAATAGAACATTTACTTTTTACCGAAGCTGGAACACTTTCAAGGCTGACATTAGGTACATAACCCTTGCTCATCATATACCTCATGCCTTTTAAGGTAGCGTAGTAATCCGATGCTCCTTCGCTAGATGCCCAAGACTTCTTAGGATACCCACCTAAATGGTGTCCTAGCTCATGCAGCATTACTAGCATATAAGTATCAGGATCCATTCCTTGGTATCTCGCTAACCCTCCATATGCGTTAATTACCCACTTCTTTCCTTCTTTTGAAGTGCTTGCATTTACGGTTTCGTCTTCCCATTTATTCTTTACGGTAAGCTTGTACCCCTGCTCTTCAGCCAAAGGTTCCGCAATTTTTAAAAATTCAGAAATAATTTCTTCAAATTCTGATTTTGAAATACCCGTAAATGTTTCTGTATCAATTTTTAAATTATTTGCCGGAAGTAGATGACAAATATTTTCAAACGAAGGTTGAATAGGAAGAAACAAAATTATTAAACAGATGATGTATTTTAAAGTTTTCATATTTTTAAAAGAAAATAAAAAAGGCCCGATCCAGTGGACCGAGCCTTCTCTATTCTTCCTTAACTAGCTATTAAGCTTGGTTAACGATGCTCTTAATGAGAGTTTGCTTACCGGGAGCAGCACAGAATACTGCCTGATCGGTGTAGCAACGAAGCTCGTATCCAGAAGCATTTTCGAGATCACGGAAGAAGTTTCCGTCAGCTCCGGGACGCTTGAAGGTGATGTCGGTAGAACCAACACGAGCGAAGTCTTCCATGCTCAGGAGGTAAGCATAACCTTCCTTAACATAGATAGAAGGCATGATTTCGATTTCACCGTTCTGAGAGAAGAAGGTGAGAGCTTCAGATCCGTTTTCAAGCTTCTTCTTGGAGTATGAACCATCATACTTACGAAGAGCAGCTTGGTCAGAAAGCATATTTGCCCAACCACGAGGGTTAACAAGGCAAGTTACTTTTCCTTCCAAACCTTTTTCAACAGAACGAGCAACAGCTTGATTCAATTTAGCGAACGAGAGTGCGCCAGACTGAGCATCGTATTCGTTACCTTTGAAAAGGTTGTATACGCTGTTGTCAATGTTGAAGAGAATTCCAGAAGTAGTCAGGATCTTGTGGATTCCAACGAATTCGTTATTGTATGCGCCTTTGTGCCAGATCACATCTCCAGTAGTAGGAGTGATACCACTACCAGTGGCGATACCAGCAGGAGCTGCGTCTACAGTAACGGTTCGGTTATCCATGTTAACAGATACTACGTTGCAATAACCACGAAGAACGTTAGAAGAAGAACGGATTTCGAGAGGCATATTCTCGGAACCTGCCCAAATACCGGGTGCCCATTCAGAGTTAAGAATAGGAAGTACGTTACCGGAAGAATAACCGCCGGGTACTGCGGTATTTTGACCGATTACTGCATATCCCATTTGTCCGTAGAGCATTTCAATTTCGATCTTCTTAGCCATAGAGCGGAGCATGTTTCCGACTACGAACTTAGTAGCGTCCATGAAAGCTTGTGCGCCACCCTGAGCTGCACGGCTTGCTGCCGAGTAACCGAGGATAGAGCGGAGAACTGCAGGAGAACCTTTTACTTGAGCATCTTTGATAGCTCCAGCGATTGCAGGAAGCAATGCGAAAGCGTCATCGTCAGATGCAGCAAAGGTGATCCCGTGTTCAAGACCGAGAACTACTGGTTGGTGATAGAGGTTACCGGGTTGCTTGTCCTTAGACATGAACTTAATCATGTTAAGGAGTTTTACCATATCCGGAATAAGCTCTTTGAGTTTGTCTGCGTATACTTCTTTAAATAGACCGTTCAGGTTTCCGACTGTATTGTTCGGAGTACTAAACGTATTTGCAATTGGTGCTGCCATTGTTTATTTTTCCTTTATATTGTTAATTGTTAGTTATTCGTTGATAACGTAGTGAACAACGATTGCGTCAGTAGCGCCAAGACCGGTAACGGTAGCGGTAATAGTATTACCAGAAACCGCAGGACCGGCAGAAAGAACACGAAGCGCTCCAGCTGGGGTTAGTACCTGCATTACCGGTTGACATCCCGGAATGTAGTTAGCAGCAACAGAAGATGCGCTTTGTGCTACAGGCTGTTGAATGTTAATAACAACGTCTCCAGTTCCGCCGTTATCGAATGTGGTTGCGATTTGTTTGTCTTCTTTTTTTACAACAAGAGTTTGCCACTTAAGACTTGCAGCTTGTACTGCAGAATCGGATGGCTGATATGCGATAGACATTTAAGTCTCCTTTTTTTTATTTGTTAGTTAATTGTTAAATGAGGCATTACTACCTCGGCCTTTGCACTTCTTTTGATAGCTAAACATCCAATTGGGTAGTAAAGCGTCTATAAAAATGCCTTTAAATTTGCTATAATTAGTTGTTAAAAAACAACAATTTATAAACAAAAAATTTATTAAGCTAATAAAAGCAATAGCTTAGAATCCAAAGAATTTTTTATAATCTACTTTATCCCCAGATTTAGGCTCGCTTTTTGCATTTCCACCAACATCTCTAATAGACGATTTTACAGATGCCGGAGTTTGTTTAGCCTTAGCTAAGTTCTTTTTTCGGAAACGATTTAGTACTTCTTTTCCGATAAATTCTTCTGCTTTGTCTTCGGGAAGAGTATTGATGATTTCTTGCAAATCTCCTAAAAGATCCTGACGCACTAAAGGAAGTACATCTTCAGGACTAAGATCAATGCCGTTATTTGCACCATAGAGCATATACTCTGCAATTTTGCGGACAACATATGGCTTCTTGGGGAGATCAGATCGATCCAAAGCTTGCGTCATTTGATTGTCGATTTTCTCAAACTCAATAGCCCTTACTCGCTCGAGTTCACGCTGATTGAATTGCTCTTCTTTTGATTTAGCTTCTTCTCTAAGACGAGCAAGTTCCTGCTCTAGCTCCATTTGCTTGAGCTGTTCAGGACTCATTTGAGCTTTTTTAATTTCTTCTTCGATTACTTGAGCAGCAAATTCTTTCGGATCAATACCGAGTTCCATAAGCTTTGCCTTGGTATTAGATTTCATGTCTTGGAAGAATTGACCTACTTGCTTTTCAAATGTGCTTTTCTCTTGCATTGCACGTTGAGCAGCTTTAGAGAGTTGAAGTTGTTTTGTGAGGTATTCTACTACTTCTGGATCTTCTTCGATTTCGAAAGGAAGTTCTTCAGTAAACTCTTCTCCGTGTACTTTGAGTTTTAGTTCACGGATGCGTTTAGCTTCAGCTTTTGCTGCAGAATGCGTAGCTTGAGCTTGCTCTGGTGTTACACCTTCTTGAAGAGATGCGGATTGATCTACTTGACTACCAACGTTTAATGCATCGGCTGCTGGTGCGCCGGATTCCATATCAGACATATTTACTCCATTACTATCCCTTGCGGGGTAAGTGTTAGATGTTTCATCCTGCTATTAGGGTAGAAACGGTTATATTTGTAGAATAGCCTACAAAATTAGTTGTTAAAATTACTTGGAATTACAAGAACACTTTACTTTTTTTGACTCGCAATCACATTTCTTCTTATCTTCTTCCTGATGTTGTTTCTTCAGGCGTGATTGTATCTTTTGAAAACGTTTGTTCTTACCTGCGTAAGTATCTTTCATCTCGGGTTTCATGGAAGTAAACGTATTTGAAGTGTTCATATTTTATTTAAATATTGTTTAGTTTTTGCAAATCTTTTTTGATACGGAGATGGATATTTATTTACCATTTCATTTGCCTGTTTAAGTACTTCGTCATCTACTTGTTTTTGAGCTTCGGCTAATGGTAATACGGGTTCCTCTGGTTTCGGATCTAAAGCCGGTCCAGTATTTTGTATTGTGTTTCTCATATCACTAAGATAATTCTGCATTAGTGTTTTGAATTCTTCTTCGGCTGCTTTATTTTCGTCTAGAGCCTGTTGTGAATATTTCATTTTTCGCTCTTTTTAATAATGCGTTCTTGTTTCAACATTTGCTTTGTAGGTTTTTTGCCAGAACCTTTATTGGCACGGATGTTGTCCCACAAACCTCTTTGGCTATAAGATCCGTCCTTGCGTTTAATAAGTTTCTTTTTAATCTTCTCGAATGCCATATTATTTCATTCTCTGTTTAATTTTGTAACAGCGCATTTCGGACTTATTAGCGATTTCACCAATAAGCTGTTCAACTCCCGGACTAACGCCGGATGCGATAATTTGTTTTACTAAATTTTTTAACTTATCTTCCATTTTAAACTGATATTCGTAGAATACTTTATTGTCAGATACACCAGTAGAAGGAGCATCTGTCAATTTAGCTACTACCGCTTGGAGCATATTTTGAAGATTAAGAGGCTCTTCGCCATAAAGACCGATGATACGTTCAGCAACGTCATCAAAGTCTCCGCCTACTTCGTTGTATACATCTCCGAAAAAATTATGATCGGAATGAAACGGAGTACCTTTTACGAGGTGATGGGCGTTTTGACTGTAAATTCTAATTGCTCTCAATAGATACATTAGTTCTTTCATTTTTATTTCCTTATATCAGTGCTAATATAGTTGTTAATAATACGCTCAAACCTAAACCAATTTTTAAATGCTTTATTTCTTTACTTTTTTCCGAAATATGCAAATATAACATTTCTTTAGATACTTCCATTTGAAATAGTTGATTTTCTAACTCAAAAATTTTATAATTAAACGTATTTACGGTTTGTTGATCAAAAGATTTAAGATCGTCAATACTTTTTAAAATATCATCAGAGACTTGTTTAATACTTTCTTGAGTATCTTCGAGTATCTCTTGCTTTAACCCATCAAGAGTAGTTTTCAATGACGGAGTTTCAGCAGGTTTAGATGTAAGATATTCGTTCCTTCTAGCAATTTCTTCCTGCGATGCCTTTACGATAGTACCGTTTTCGTCTAATGTCCAAAATGAAGGACTTACACCAGACACGTTAGATAGGTCTGGATTAAAAAAACAATGAGGCAAATCCTTTAGAGATTCTATTTTAGCAGAATCTTTGTGAATAATTGCGCCGTACTCCGTAAACTCAATAAGTATATCTTTCATAAGCTATAGAAATCGTCGTAAGCCTTCATGCAAACCGTAATGAATTTTGGAAGGTACTGAAAAAACTCCCGCTTTTGCGCCGAAGTAAGCGAAGAATATACCGTGGACGCATATTGCAATTCACTGGATGAACTGTCGAATGTAAAAACAACCCCAGTTGGTGCGGTCCAGTTAATGGGGCTTGGCATTAAACCAAGACCTTCAAAATCATACTGTAACACTGTTTGATAGGCATCATCTGCCGCTTTCGCTTTGTTGTATAGCTCGACAGAATGAGCGTTTGCAATTTGCTGATATTGACTTGTTTTGTTAAGTGGTGCTGGCATGGTTTAACCTCACGGATAAAGGATTACTTTTGAAGCCTCGATAAAAAGACCACCGAGTTGGGGAAAAAGTCTTAGCTGCTCAATATTAGAAAGCGTGTTCACTCTTACGTCGTCCCATCTGCGGCGAATGCTTCCGCTGCCGTCATAGTAAATTTCCAGATATAAAACCACAATTGTGACTCCTGCGGTTTGCAGTTCAGTTCCTGCGTTAGTAAAGGCCGCTAAAATATCTAGAGATTGTTGAAATAAATCCCCATAAATTGTCGGATATGGATTTACTGGTCCCGGCATTTATACCCCCAATACGGATGAAAAACACCCGTCACGCTTTTCTGCAATGTATTCATTTCCATCCTCACGAAGCTCAAGAAGCCTTTGAGCTAAAGCGAGATCATCTTGCATCTCTTCTACAAGAGTCCAATACTCGTTTTCATCCACTACCTTTTTAAATATCTGAATCATTATGAAGCTCCTTTTGCTTTAATTGCAATGTAGTTTAGCGTTGATCCAGCCCCCGCTGTAGTCACGGTAGCTCTGGAAAATTTTGGTACAGACCCATCCGCAATGCTTAGTGCTGTAGTTTGGCCAACGGTTGCAGTTAGTGCAGTGCCGATATTGTACCAGTTAGCATTATCTTCTGACCCTTGCAGTTGAATCACGGGATCCGTACCACCAGCCGCCATATTAACAATAAGGTCGTTATATTCGCAGCCTTCTGTAAAAAGTGTCGTAGTGGAAGATCCAAGAGTATTAGGATCAAGAGTTCTATTATAAATTCTTCGCAAGTTCCCTGATGTTACTTGTCTTGGAATCCTAATAACACTCATTGTCGCTGTTGTGAGCGTTCCTGTTACAGTCCAAGCATACCGAATCCTATCGCCATTTACTTTTAACGATGGGATCTGCTGTCGTACTGTTCCTGCCCCAGTAACTCGATCAAGATGATATATATCAACCCAGTTAGCACCCGCATCGTATGATTCTTGAATCACCGCATCAATAGAGCCTGTACCCGTGGTAATCACATTAGTAACTTGAAAAGACTGAGCATGAGAGTTCAAAATGGAAATTCCCGTAGCACCGCTGTTTCCACTTGCTACTGTAGAAACGGA